TTCATCTAAAGATTGAAACGCATTGACTACTTGTCGCTTAGATTTACGTAATTCATAAGACTGCGTAAAAAAACTTCTAAACGTTCTGAACTCACTGTTAATTAAAATTCTACCCGTAATACTTTCAAAACAATCGCGTGCTGCCTCAATTAATAATGTCAAAAAATCATCTTGAGATACATCCGTCTCATCAATCACTAATTGAGTTTTGACTTGCGTTAACGTGACAGGTAAGGCTGTTGGCGCAGTGAGTACGTCGTAAGTCGTTGGTTGAGTTAACCGACGATTAGGCATCTCTAACGGCACACCGCTAAATCGTCCAATAGGGAATTTCATTTGTTACACACCTTCACGCCAAAATAAAAGCCACCAATCATGAAGAAAAATTGTGGCATCCATGGGAAATAAGCAAACCCATACATGGTCAGTATTTTAGTTGTTTTCCATGAGAATAACAAAAAATGATGTGTGGTTTCAACAGGCATCGACACTGGCGCAGTATGACCATAAGCACATAAGATGGCTAAGGCGGTCAATGTTATAAAAAATAATACGACGACCATTGAAATAATACGGCGCGTCCATCGTGTGCCGTCGCTGTCCATTGCTCGAGCGTTTTTAACCTCTTCCATCTCTCGAGAATTTACCTCAAGCGCGTGTTTATAAAACGTCAACCGCTCCTCTTTTAAATTCTCCGCATGATGAAAAAAAAGTTTGACAATAGACGATAAACCAAACGATCCTGCACCCGATATTAAATTAGTGACCACACTCATATTGTTTGTCCTTCGATAACCATTTCAACACATCTTTCATCTGACCTTCTAAAACATTTATTCGGATTGTTTGATTAGAGGTGAATATTACTTGCTGATCTATACGTCCAGAAATGGCGTTCATCGCACTCATCTGACTATCAATGCGTTGATATAATACGTTCTCATCATCTTTTACAAACTTAAAATCACGCAAGGCATGATCATTCGTAAAGATGTTGTTATCTAAACTATTTAACTCTGTTTGAAGCGACTCTATATTATCGCCTTGATGTTTTACCGTAAAAAATAATCCACCCACACTGATGAATGTAGCTGCGATTAAGGTGAAAATAGCGAGCAGCAGCTCCCATTTACCCCACTCTACTTTTTGCATGAGTTTTGTCTATCGGTGAACTATCAATACTCAACAAGATAGTGTTTTGAGTAACCTCATCGTTGTACACACACACATTATTATAATCAAAAAATACTACTTCTGAGGAATCTGTTAACGTTAAGGAAGCGTTGGAAATGGCTAACTGTTGATTGTTTTGAGTGCCTGCTAACATATCAAGTGTGTATTGTTCCTTGCCACTCAATAGGAATGTTTCGCCTGCAGCAGGATTCTGATGCCCGTCATAATAGGCTAACGTTATGAAATAATCGTTATCCGTATTATTTTGAAAATAAGTAGTTGCGGTCGTATAATTATACCATAACGACACTTGAGCGTTTGACCCAAAATCCACTACCTTCACATCTGCTGACTGTCCAAAAGGAATAGTCATATTTACACTTTGTGCAGCCATCTTTTATACCTCATTTACAACAGCTTGATTTTCTTCAATAGAACGTATGAGTACAAATACAGTGCCTTGTGTTCCGTCAATGGACGTTCCCACTAATTGAACAAATCGTTTAGTATTAAATACCCCTATAGCATTTAAAAATTCATCTTCTACGCTAGAAGTCGTGAAAGTAATATCAGATAAGGAACCCACTAATCTAGCTGCATCAACAGGGGTTGCTCCACTCATTGCTGAGTCGTCAGATTCGTTTAGGACAAAGGTGTAATCTTCACCACCCCCTAAAGCGATTGCCGCTGGTACAAACGTTACTCCTGCGCTCATCCCTTGAGTATCGATAATAAAGCCAGCATGAGGATTAGGGTTAGCGACCCTAATGCTATGCTTAAATATTAACTCATCACGTGTCGGTGATCTGTTCTCTATTAAAATACCCATCTTTTATACCTCATTTACAACAGCTTGATTTTCGTCAATTGAACGTAGAAATACCCACACGTCGCCTTGCGTACCATTAGTGGAAGTTCCTACAATTTGAACAAATCGTTTAGTGTTAAATACCCCTATAACATTTAAGAAATCTCCTTCAGTACTAACTGAAGTAGTGAACGTAATATCAGATAATGAACCTACTAATCTTTTCGCATCAATCGGTGTTGCACCACTCATGGCTGAGTCATCCGATTCGTTTATGACAAAAGTATAATTTTCGCCTCCAGCTAAATCAAAAGAAGTGGGTACAAACGTTAGACCTGCGCTCATCCCTTGAGTATCAATAATAGAGCCACCATGGGGAGAGGTATCACTAACCTGATGCAAAAAACTTAAAAAATCTTTTGTCGGTGATCTATTTTCTACTAAAATTCCCATCTTACATACCTTCTTTAAAAATTAATTTATTCTTTACTCGGTTACAGGTTGAAGTTCGCTGTTAGCCCTTATGTATACAATAACTGTTCTATTAGAACTTGAAGACGTTCCTACCAATTGAATATAACGCTTCACTTGGAATACTCCTATCGCATTTAAAAACGTTCCTTCTGCGCCTGAATTTAAAGGAATAACATTTGTTTCCGTCAAGTCACTAATAGGGTTGCTTAACCTCTCATCAGGAACTTGCGTCGCCCCAGCCATATTTTCATCATCACTTTCATTAATCACATAACTATATGTTTGACCAGCTTGTAAAAAAGCAATTGGTACAAAGGTTATTCCTCGGCTAAAATTAGCAGTATCAACAATCGCACCTTCATGCGTTAAACTCGCGCCCCCACCAGCACTATGAACAAAATTAAAATTGTCCTGCACGGGAGATTGATTTTCTACTAAAATACCCATTATACTATATTCTTCACTGGAGTAGTCTCAGGAATAGCTCGCGTAAATACAAACATGTTGCCGGGCTGTGCAGCAGCTCCTACCGCGTCACCTTCTAACTGAATGTATCTTTTTACATTAAACACACTTAATGCACTCACAAAACCACCTTCTCCAAACGGAACACTCGTTGAAAAACTATTAGCACTAGTCCTATTAATAGTACTATAGGGTACACTTAAGTTTTCTTCAGATACTACCGTAGCATTAGCCATATTAGGGTCGTCACTTTCATTTACTAAAAATGTATACGTGACACCGCCTCCTACATTAAACCCTACAGGCACAAAACTTATACCAGCGCCAAACCCAGCAGTGTCTATAATCGCCCCAAAATGAGGGAATAAGCCAAACCCTAATGTAATGAAATTAAACGTGTCAAAAGTTTGGGAACGATTTTCTACCCATACGCCCATTTAGACTATTCTCTAAACAACAATCACATCATTAACCACAGCTTTATCGCGATTAGTTGCTCGTACATATGCCATTACTGTGAACTCTGAGTCAGTGTCTTCGTCCGATGTTACCGACATTCTAATGAAACGTAGCGTATTGAATACACCAATAGCATTTAAAAAATCGCCTTCATTATTGTTATTAGCCAATTCGATGTCAGACAAAGCCCCAGTCATTCTATCAGCAGAAATAGGGGTAGCACCTGCCATACCAGAGTCATCACTTTCATCAATAGTAAAAGTAAAGACAACAACGACTATATTACTACCCACTCGAGTAGGTGCAAAAGTCACCCCTTGTGGAAATTCAACTGTGTCAATAATCGCCCCTAGTACGGGTACACCGTTAGTGAACGTATTATCAAAAAACCCTATGATATCAGAGGATGCAGAACGATTTTCAACTAAAATACCCATTTACGCTGCTCCTATTTCCATTCTTTTCAAACGATCGTAACTCGTCAAACCACCGCCGTAACGTGCTTTCACAATAAATTTCACTCTGAAATCAGGAGCGCCTGTGAAAATATCACGCAATACTTGAATACCTATGCGATCAAAAATGGAGTAACCCTCGAAAAAATCACCGTATACAATTGGTACATCAAACTCACTAAACAATCCAGTGACAGCGTCAGGGGATGGTAAATCTTGTGCAAAAGACACTTTCTTACCCAGCAATGGCTGACCTTCCGCACCCGTCATTAACAAGTTTTGCATGATGAATAATGGACGATCTTGGGTATCTTTAATCTGCAGAATTTGACCAAACGTCAAACGGTGCATCAACCAACTGGCGCTACGTTGATAATCCTCAATCAATGCGTTTTGAGTATTAACAAGACCATCGTAACTAATGCTATTAGCGACTGTCGCATTAGTACTACCAAAAATATTTTGCAATTCGCCTGTCACATATGCGGTAGATTGCCCTACAGTGGCAGCAAAACCGCCCCATTTAGGATAATCTAAAATACCACGTGCTTCATTTGCGCCACTTCCCAATATAAAGGCTGTATTTTCCTTACGCACAATTCTGTTCATGCCTTTACCAACAACCCATTGTCCAATATCACGGTTAGCATCTTGAATCATTTGATCACTTACTAACAATACCTCGCCAATATTCCAGACAGGAAAAGTTACTTGACCAATGGTGGGCGTACTCGTGACAGCAATTGTTTGGCTTTCTTGAGACGTGGAAGGCTCACCTGTTTGTTGATCGTCAATAACTTCAAACGCAAACGGTTTCGTTATATTCTGAACACGACAAATATTGCGCATAGGAGAGGTTTCAAAAATACGGGTGATGGTGTCATTCAAATATTGATAGGGGAGAACCCAGTAGCCACCTTGCGGTAAGCTACCTTCAATAACATCTTTTCGGAACTGACTAAACGACGCATAATTTAACGCCATTGCAGGTTCGTTCTCTAAAATAACCTTGAGATATTTGTCAACATTTGCTTCGGTTTGTTGATAAGGATTAGCTGATTTACCCCATTGATGAACTTCTTTCATCTGTTCAAGCACGTCTTTGGAGATAAAACCTTTCTTGACACCACCCATTGGGCGAGACGCTGAAATTTCAAACGACTCAATCACCTTTTGTTGCTTCTCTTGAGTGTCTCTTAACTCATTAAGCTTTTCAAGAGTCTGCGTGGCTTTTTCAGCCCATCCAGCAGCCGATTCTTTTAAATCATGCTTAACTGCATCTCTGGTTGCAAAAATATCTTTGCTTAATTCTTTGACCAGTGAAATTAGTTCACCATCTTTTACTTCATGCTCTAAGTCAACTGCCATCGTTGTTCTCCATTGCCGTGTTGAAAATTCTTATACTATATCAATTTAAGATATCCTGATTAATTAGTTTTGCCATGGTAACAGTATCTTGCAATGATTTCAACAACAAATATCTGCTTTTTTTGCGATCATCGTTATCGCTGGATTTATTGTCATCCTCGTCGTCATCATCTTCATCATCACTTGCTTTTGGTTTAGGCTTTTTCTTAGGTTTAGTTTTTGGCTTATCACCTGATTTATCACTAGCAATTGCTTTTACATCAGTCACCATCGCCAGCGGATTGGCTGGTACGGGAACAATTGATATTTCAAATAATTCTATTTCACTGATATTTAAGCCGTCTTTGGTTCTTTCAAACCCACCGTCAGGCACACTAAAACCAATCGAGAAACTATCAATGAAACCATTTTTTAAAAGTGAGTGTGTCTCTTTACCATTTTGAATATTGAGATCAAGCATCATACCTGTCACTTCTAAGCCTGCTGCGGTCTCTTTTACATCAATAGAGGGTACGCCACCAATTTGTTTATCAAAACGATGCGACAACAAAACAGGAATCATTTTGTTAATAGCTCGCATATTATTTAAGGACTTCGTAAATGCACCTTGTTTAATCACATCACCGTCGCGATCTTTGTTTCCAAATGTACTCGCTAATCCTGATACAAATCCTAGCTTTTTTTCTTCATCAATCTCAACATTTTTTATTGTAAATGCTAAATTCTTCGTTCTTAAGTTTTTATTTATCATATTATCACCACTACTATACTACACCGACAACCAATTATATTATTCAAACTACCTGCTAAATCACCTGGCTGATTTAATTCATCTGGACCCACTTTAAATTTTTGCCCTATTTGAACACGTTGACCTTGTGCCTCTTGATGCCAAAGTCTTACTCTTTCATCACCCTCGGTCACCCATATTTTATCAATAAAAATCCCTAGCGATACCGACACATGAAACGCTGTTAAACTTTTAGCTTGCTCTGCCGTGCGTTGAACTTCTGTGGGCGAGACAGTATCCCTTAAATGTTTTATAACGTCAAGCAGCCACAAAAAACTTAATTTTTTTAAATCGTCTTCGTCTGGCGTTAA